GCAGAAAAGAAACCACCAAGTTCTTTTACAGGATCAGTTCCATGTCCATTTTCAGGAGAAAGAACTGCTCGAGCTGTTGCCAATGTACCACCACCGCCATCGATAACAATATGGGCTGTTGAATAATCAGTACCCTTTGCATTTATAGTAATACTAGCAACTGATCCGCTTGAAACCACAGCAGTTGCTGTTGCTCCAGTACCAGCACCGGTAATATAAACATTAGGTGCTGAAGTATAACCACTACCACCAGCATCTACTACAATTCTTTCAATACCCCCAGCAGTTGTAGAATCTCTTGATGCTTTTTGGTTTAGATATTGAGCGTAGTCACCTTCAGATAATGCTAATTCAGCGGCACTATCATTGGCAAAGGATTCAACATTAATAGTTTTAACAGGCATATAAGATGTTGTAAGGAATTTTTCTGCATCAGCGACGGCTACTGTATACATGTATTTCCAAATATAATTGTCAGATTCTGCTGTTGGCGAAGTCAAAGTTTGTGTTGGTTCCTGTGTTGAACCAGTTCCAGGAGAGTATATACATTTATATACTTTAAACTCTGATGTAATTACATAAAAAGCAACATCAAAAATATCAGCATTATTTGAATCCCATTGAACATATGAAGTACCAGTAGTCCAAGTATGTCTTGGTACCACGTGAGTTACATCAGCAGCATTTAATTTTTTTAATGCAAAAATGTTTTCACGAGCTTCTACTAATGCATCGATTGTATCATATGGGGTGAATGGTTCTGCATCAGTCGTGTCTGAAGTAGCGTTTGACCATGCATCGGTTTTACCAATTGCTACGTATACACTAGAGCCAGAATTTGCAGTATCTATATCTTCTTTAAAATTTTCTGCATTTAAAGTTCTAAATTTGGAGGTTATAATTGCCGTCATTTTTCTTTCCTATTAATTTATGTTAATCTGTTCTAGTCATGTAAATCTGCTGAATAATTACTTGAACCTATGAATGTATTCACGTTATATTTATTTATATCACTTATAGAAGTACTTTGCAACTCTGTGTCACCTAATACCTCTAAAGTTTCATTAAAATCATAAAGCATATTACTTTTTAATATATTTGTTTTTTGAGAGTAGTAATCATTTGATTGAATTGTTCTATATCCAGCTGGTACTACTGTTACTTCGTAGCCGCCCATAAACTTATCAGTTGATGGAGTTGTTTCTGTAATATTCCAGTTTTGGCCTGATGTAAGAACACCTTTTTGTAAAAGTTTACCATTGTATAATTGCCTTCCTCTAACAGAAGCAACTGATTGAACTGGATTTGTTACTTTAACCGAATAAGGATCAACATCAGTATGATTTAGCTGTAAAATTCGAGTAACCTTTTGTGGTTTAACTCGACTTTCGTTCTTAGCAATTGAAGAAATATAAACATTAGGATTTAATATGTATCCAAAGCCAGGATTAGTAATTTCTGTAGATTGTATTTCAGAAGGAACTAATTGACAAATAGCTGTTGCATTACCCGATATAGATATTGTTGGAACTTCAGTATATCCAGAACCTTTATAGCTAACTACTATTGAATTTAATCTTCCATCTTCAATGTGACTAATAGCTCTTGGGAAATCCTTTTTAACTGTAATTGAAACATCATCAATATATACTATACCATCAATGCCATCACCTTGGAATCCTATGTAATCTTCATTAGTAGGATTCAAAGTAGAAATATTATATTCAAATTCAAATTCTTGCCAAGAATTAGTAAGATTAAACGATTGCCAATTGCTATTACCATATTGCGATGTTGAATACGCAACTCTAAATGTATCTGCTCCGCCTGAAGCCGGCTTCTTCGCTCTACATTTTACTTTAACTGTATTCCCGGCCAGTCTATTTGTAAACTCAGGATTAGTTAATTCTAATCTATATACAGCACCACCAATATTACCCGAAGCATTCGAATCTAACGTTGATGTTTGTACTTTTAATACCTTAGATCCGTCTACAGTTTGAATAGATGCTGCATGATCGCTGGTTCCCATTATTTGCCACTGATCATTAACCCAAGTTCCTATAGCGCTATTTTCAAAGTTATCGCTGAAGAACGGCTGAGCAGTATAAAATATATCTGGATCTGAGAATACAATATCTGGATGTGTTGTATAGCCATTCCCAGTGTTAGACATTTCTACTCTATCTACTGAAGTTGGAGCTAGAATATATTTACCAGCTGCAGTAATATTAGTTGATAATGGTAAACCAAGATTATCTACTGATGTAGGAGCATCAAATGTAATGCTAGGCGCTGTAGAATATTTTTTAGTAGTATCGGCAACAATTGTAATATCTGATATTTTAGATATATTAGGATTAGCTGCAACATTAGCAAATGCTGATTGGTAATTACTTCCGGCACTTTGAACTGTAGCTCCATTAATTTTACCATTAGAGTCAATAGTACATGTTATTGTAGCTTGAGTAATTGTCTGGCCAGTGAGTGGAACGCCATTAACTATAATTGTTGGTGCTGTTGTATATCCAAAGCCAGGATCAGCAATTTCAACAGCTGTTACAGTATTAGCTGCAGCTCCACTAGTTGGAACTGTTAGAGACATTCTACCAGATCTATGAATATTAGTAAATGTAAACGGTAAGAACGTAGAGGCAAACATTTCTACTAATAACGGAATATCTTCTATGCCAATAACGCCTGGTTGTAAATCTGGCATAGCAGATTTTGTAAACCGGTTTGTTCTACCATATCCAAAATAAGATTCACCAGTTAACTGATTATGTTTTGGACCACCAACATATCTTAGTTCTCTTAAAATCTTTTGATCATCACCTAACTCGTCTCTAGTACCAAACAGTTGTATAAGAATTTCAGCAAAATATTTAAACCCTGCGGGATGTACTAATCTATCATAAAAATAATTCCATGAAGATAGATTTTGACCAGTACGTATAAGATACGAAAATTTCTGGTATCTTAAACTATCTTGAACTTTAATAGTATCTGATAAGAAACCTTTTTTATCTAAGTATATACCACCTTTAGGAAGACTAGGATTAACTTCCCAGTTTCCAGAAGAAGGAATAAGTGTGCTATCCCACGGAAATTCAACTTCAACTTCGTCATCAAATAGTAACCTAAAAAATACTTCAATAGAATCAGACGAACCACGAATTTTATAATAATCCGTCATTGCTTTATAAAGATTTCTTTTATTAACAGGAATAGATCTTGGTACAACAGCAGCGATTTCTTTTTGTATAAGTTCTAAATACTGAGCCGCAGTATGATCAATATCCATAGACTCTTCAATAGTATTAAGAGCATATGAAGCGCCAGGACCCGCCCAATATGTTACTGGTGTTGTAATATTTGCTATTTGTGAATTATAATTAACATTAGTTCCAAGGTTAACTGTAAACGTTTTACCCATCGCTGTGCGAGAATTTGCTAAACTTCCAGGTAAATTATTACCATTTGAAATATGAACATTACTATCGTCCATACTAAACGTTGATATTACACCATCTGAATCGGTTAATGTTAATATTGAGTTAGAGCCAGAAGAGTCACTAAAGAAATGATCATTTTCGTTCCTTGGATCATTAACTCTAAAAACTGCTTTATTATCTAAAACTACATCTGAATATGTTTCAGTTTCTTGATATACGAACTCTTCTAAATTCATATATGAGTAATAAGCTTCTAATAATAATTGTAATCCACCTGAATTTTCAAGTATTTCAGCTGACATTAATTCTTCAGTTCTTAAATTCTCTTTTGTTACAGCTTTAGACGAAGCATTAGATTCAATATATCCAGGCGAGGATATATCTGAAGAAAAATGAACGTTATTAGGATTATGAGTTCCAGCCATCTTATCTTAGCCTTGATGTTGTTGTATAATCGATTGTACCCGAAGAACCCGATACTGATATAGTATCTATGCTTGGAGTTATTTGCACTCTTAATGGATCAATAGCAATTAATTGATCTCTCTTAGGAGCAAGATCTAAAGAGTTTGGAACTGCTGTAATTCTAATTGTATCAGGAGAATCATCATCTGGTATAAAGTTGTTTAATGTAATAGTTCCATTAGCAATATCAATTAAACCAGCATCATTTATAACAGTAACATTAATAGAATTATCGATTTTATAAACAATAACTTGTCTATCAGTCGATCCTGAAATTGGAATATCGCCGAAATATACTTCATCTCCATTCAACTTCCAAACTGTAGAAGAAATAAGATAGCTATTAGAAGAACCCGAATTAAAAAACGGTGCTGTAAATCTTAAACTAAAGTTATTATCTAAATTTGCTGCTGATTTGTTTGGTGTAATATTCATAAACATATAAGGGCGAACACTGCTATTTTGAATAGCGGGATCAGCGTTATCAATTGCCTTGAGAAGCTGAGAATGCCTAAATACGCCATCAAACTTATTTAACTCATTAAAATTATAATCTGAAATAGTATCTCTAACAACAGACTGAAGTTCTACTCCAGATCTATCTGTTAGGTTAGGATTATATTTAAACGAAACATCTAATTCTAAATAAGTAAAATTAGGATCTACAATAACTGGCGTAATAGATACAACACTCTTACCTTTAAGAATTGTATTCATGATTTCGGTTTTTTCGTTTTGGGTCAATACTTCATTAACCAATGGTTTAATAGAAATATAAACAGCTCCATAATCTGGTGGATCATTATCTTCACCACCCCATGTAGAGATAGAATTAATATTTGTAAACTCTTTCTTGATAATTGCTCTGTAATCGTCTGATGTTACAGCTCTATTCTGCGAAGTAAATGTTAAGGGTGCGTTAAATCTTATAGATTCATTTGTTTCCTTTTCAGTACCACCCATAGATTTACTTAAGGTATTAACAGTTACATTTGAATAACCACCAATATTATCTACCATAGTAAATACATTAGCGCCGTTAGAATCTTCGCCATTAGTAAAAATATAGTCAAGCGTTACTATGTTATTGTTAAGAGGTTTTTTACCTGTTACGCCATCGCCAAAATATACTTCAAAGTATTCATTTGAATTTTCTTGGAGATAAAATACTCTGCTTGACGAATCAACATTAAGTAAAGATTCAAACTGAGTATAGTTATCATAAGAACTAGATTCTTCGTTAGCTTGAATAAGAACTCTAAGAGTTGAAGTATCAGCATCATCGTCTGATATTTGATATTTTTGATTTTCAATATCGTTATCAACTCTATATAAAAGCTTTTTACGAGTACCCTCTACAATAATAACATTATCAAAAGTAAACGTATTACCATCTCCAGAAATAACAGCAGATTGTTCATTAAGGACTACGTATCTATAGTTTCTTCCATCAACATTAGTAGTCAGCTTAGCACCCCGAGGTAGAGTTAATGTAGATGGAATAATACCTGATTCTCCTGAGACATCAACTGTAATTGTAATAGTCGCTCTTGGCGCTAAAACTGAACGGGGTATGTAACCTAATAGCTTAGCTCGAGTAACAATATTACCACGAATCTGAGCAGAATCCAAGAATGCTTCATTTAAAGCAAAATGGGCGGTCATAGCATTGTAGTGCGTATTATAAGCTAACACATCTAAGAGTGAAGATAAACCTGATCCTTCAAAATCATGACTATTAAAAGCTGATTGAGTCTTTAAATAGTTCTTAAGATTCTTTTTAATCTGATCGAAATCAAGTTCGGTTACATTTAAATTAGTTGCCATAGTTTCTTACCTTAAACGTTTTAATACGATTTCTACAGTTTCTTGACTATCGTATTCTTTAATTCTAAATTTTACTAGAATATTGTATGAATTATTGTCCGGATTATCATTAATATTAATAAATAAAAGTTCAACTCTTTGTTCATTATCTTGTATAGTTCTTGCTATATTTTCTTTCATAGCTTGTTTTGTAATTTCGTCAGCTGGTTCAAAAAGAAGAGCTCTTAGATTAGCTCCGATTCCAAGTCCAAATGGTCTCTCAAAAAAGTTAGTTAAAAGTAAATTACGAACTGCGTATTTAATAGCTCTATCATCTCTTAGTGGAACAATATCTTTACGTATTGGATGAAGCGTTAAATTAAGATCAAGATCAGTCCAAGGTTTTAACCTAGAGCTTGATGAAACTTTTTTAAGATCACCGACAATTCCGCTTGGTTGGAGAATTTGAGATGACTTATCTGATAGATTATTAGTAGACATATAACTATTTATACCTCTTAGGTCGCTTCTTTATCGGCTAATTTAACCTTTCTTCTTACAAACCATTCAGCTGCTGCAGTATTAAAATCTTGAGCATCAGCATATAAATGTGGATTTGCGTCTTTTACAAGGCCATAAGTTTCTTTTAATATTTGACCTTCTTTCTTAAAATCCCATTTAGCGTCTGGATATTTGGAGCTTAATTTCTTTTGTGCTTCTCTTAGCTCTTCTAATGTTCTACCTGTATGTCTATATGTGTTATAATCTCCACCTACTGCTTCAATCAATTCTACCCATTGCTCTTCCCATGTAGAATCATAAAACTTTTGATTCTTCTTTTTTGATCCAAAGCCTTTAAATATCTTATTAGCACGACTAGCAATATACTTTAAATTATTTTTAAAAGAATTACTTAAAAGCTTTCTATTTAATTCTTCTAAATCTTTTTCGATAACGGGGGTGGGTTCAGGAGCAGCTGGTGGTTCTTCAGGAACCTTAGGTTCAGTGGGCTGCTCTTTTACTGTACCATCTGGAGAAGCTTCAACATTAGGAACCAAAGCGCAAACATCAACATTAGCTTGAGATTGTTCAAGTAATTCCGCCGGTGTCATATTAAGAAAATCAGCGTTTAAACCTAGGTTACCTAGTATACTATCTAGTGTTGGAACACCAGCAGCAAACTTTTCTTTTATTTCAGCAATAGACTTAGCCTTATCAAGCGGATTAGTAAGACCAGTTGCGGCACTTATTTTATCTTGTAAGCTTTCAATTTCTGGAAGCTCAGGTTTAAATGATTCTAAATCAGCTTTCATATCATTTAATTTAGATTGCATAGCTCCAAGCTGATCTTTACCACCAGCTAAGAGATCATCTAATTCTCCTTGCTTAGCTTTTAGATCATCTAAAGCTTTATTATTACCACATAAACTCATTTATATCTCCTCTTATGGACTAACATAATAATCTCCATTTGGATCAGATGATTGGTCTAAACATGTATTATTATTCCAATCAAAATATGTACAACTACCTTTACTCGCAATACCATCTGCTGGAGTAGCAGGAGTTCCTTGACTTCCACCACCACCATTAGCAAATACATTAGTAGAAGAATTAGCCGCGCTATTTGGAACCCAACTACCATGGCCACCAGTACCATCACCTAATCGATGAACGCCTTTACCATTTACCTTTACGTTTCCGCTTTTACCAACAGCAGGATCTCCACATGCTGTAGAATCTCCATCTCGTATGACAGACTTACTGTTAACATTGACATTAGGCGATCCACCAACATAAGAAGTCTTATGAAACGGACTTGG